TTTGGGTGTTTTTATTATGTAAAAATTACAGAGAAACCTAGATAATACTAATCTTGCGTGTCACAAAGTACAACAAAAAAACGAATTTTTTCAAAAAACCATTTTGAGGTGCGCGTTTGCACCCCCACTCCCTATCCCCCCGGATGGTCGATAAATAAAATTTGGACAGGGGGGGTTAGAAAACCTAGTCTATATTTTCATAAAAAAGACGCCCTCCGAAGAGAACGCAAATTGCTCAATTATAAAATTTATAAAATGTTTTATAATCTATTTCAGGATGTTCTGTAAACATAGAATGTAAAATGTTAGTCTCAATAACGTTCGTTGCATGTTGGAAATTCCCTTCACTATCTTTCACTAGAACATGCAGATTACAATCAGAAGACACTGAAGTCTTATGTGTTAAAGATAACTTCCCATGTATAAATTTAAACTGCTGAATATAGTTACTTAAACTTCTCTCTTCTTTTCGTATAAGAAGCCAGTTCCCATAATTATTTTGGTCACCTGGATCAGGAGATATAATACTGCAACCAAACCCTTCTGACATAGGTGATTCCACAATTTTTACTATTAAGTCAGTATGATCTAAGTAAGCATATCCCGATGTACCATTACTCAAAAAGCCAAACAGCACACATCCGAAATCTTCAGTACCTATAAAATTAAGTGATAAAGCATCTATATCCTTTTCACCAACTTCAGCATACACTTTACTTCTTTTCAAAAGCATGCTGATTACTTCTTGCAAAACTTCCATACATTTCTCTAGTGAATAACCAGGCTTCACACGCTTCATCATTTCTTCTTCCACAATGCTTCCTGTTTTTTGTATACCACTAGTTGCAATTAAAGTAGAGTTACTAAGCCTATGGATTTTCCCCTCATTCTCCCCTATCTCTACTGGAGGAAGTTCCGCCCGTTCAAACGTCAAGGAATTATACTTTTGTAATGTCACCTTAGTGTCAGAACTCATTATTACAAATTGGTCTTTATAAGCCATTCCCATTATTAAAGTCATATTAACAACCCTTCAAATTTCATATCATTTTTTAATATAGATTTTAAACTAACTTCATTATTACTTGTTTCATCATGGATTGTCATTACTGTAGGTTTGCTAAATAAAGAACAAGCAGCATTCCATTTCACACCGATTCCAGACGGGTAAGTAATATCTTTACCCAAAACATTTTTCGTGCTTGTTTCCAAGTTGAAACTTGGCATTTTAGGCATTTCAGGTTTAGGGATTTTCAGCTTCAAATTATCAAAGAATCCTTTGATTTTATCGATAAACCCTTTGACCTTATCAACCGCTTCTTTGATTGGATCAATAATAAATCGTTTCGCTGCTTCAAATTTTTCTTGTGCAGCATTCTTTACAGCATCAAATTTTTCTCTTGCTGAATTATATAAACTATCGAATTTCTCTTTTGCTGAATTGTACGCTTCAGTAACTGGATCGATAACGTATTTTTTCACTGCATTCCAGGCTGAAAGTGTATAGGATTTAATTTTTTCCCAGTTTGAATTTATCCAATTTACCAATTCGCCAAGCTTTCCTGTTACCCAATTCCACAATTCTTGAACTGGTTGAATCACATATTGTTTTACTAAATTCCAAGCCGCTAACGTATATGATTTAGCTGTTTCCCATTGTTGACCTAACCAGGAAACTAGTTCTCCAAGCTGTTCTTTACACCAGTTATATGCAGCTACCATCGGATCGATAATGAATTTACTAATAGCTGCCCAGGCAATTTGCGTACCTGCTTGAATAAGCAACCACCCTGCTTCTAAAACGACAGATACCGCCGAAATAATAGGGTTTAAGACTGTAAGTATCGTATTCCATGTATCTTGCCAAGCTTGTACTAATGTCCCCCACAATTGAGATGCTGTTTCTACTAAGGAAGACCACCAAGAAGATGCTGTTTCAACAATCCCAGACCATAAATCACTAAAAAATTGACCTATGGGGTCAAAAAAGCTATGCATCATTTCCGTAAAGGAAGACCAGGCTCCGGAGAAAAACTCTGAAATAGAATTCCATGCATCACTGCATGTTTGTCCAATACTATTCCACAATTCGCCGAACCAATCTTTAAATTCGGACCATTTTTGAGATAACCAATCCGTTATTTCACCCCAGTTTTGTATTACTGCTATGATTCCGGCTATTACTGCAGATACTGCTAAAATAATTCCTATTACTGGCCACAATGCCAAATTCAAAGCTCCAAAGGTAGCAGCTAAAACACCTACCACTATTCCAAGAGATGCAATTACAGCAATCAATCCACCGGCAATAGCCATGAAATTCTGAATTGGCTCTGGTAGTTTGGAAAACCATTCAATTACTGCAGTTAATCCTTCAGCTGCTTTAGGGAGAATATCTGCAGCAAGATTAGCAAGTTTTTCCCCTACAGGTTCTAAAGCCGCTTGTGCTTCACGTAACGCACTTTGTAATCTCTGTCCAATAGATTCTTCTTGAAGCTTTTTCATTTCATCCATACTGCCATTTACATCGCCTAAACCACCGTTTACATCATTTAGGCTTAGAACAGCTTCAGCGCCCATGTCTTCCCATTTAGTACCGAATAAAGCAACACCAATCTGGTTTGCCTTTACTTTGTCATCCATCTTTTGAAGGTCACCTAATACAGCGTTAAATACATCCGCTGCGGTTCCTTTACCTTCATTGAATGATTTCCATACTTTTTGTGTCTCTTCTGATAAATCGCCGAATCCTTCTGATACACCTTTAGATCCATCTTGTACACGAATCCCAAATTCTTTTACAAGGTCATTAATGTAATCTAAATTGTATGATCCATTTTTAGTCCCATTCGCAAGGATGGTGAACATCTCATCCGCACTAAACCCTGCTTGTTTAAATAACGGTGCATACTCTGAAAGATTGTCAAAGAGTTCATCTGAATAGTTCAGACCGCTTTGAGCACCTGCAGCAAGCAAATCAAAAGCTTCTTGTGTGGATAGACCAAATTGAGACATTAATTGTCCAGCGCCCCTCGTAGCCTCGTTTAAATCCACATCATAGACTTTAGCGAGCGTTAAAACATCTTCCGACGCCATTTGCAACTCATCGTATGGAACGTCACGCATATTTTGATAGACTTTGATAAGTGCCTGGTCAACTTCTTCTAATGAATCACCAAATCCCTTTTTCCAGGTATCTACAGCTATCTTTTGAAGGTTTTCAGCACCTTTACCTGTTAATCCTAGTGAAGCTTGTATTTTTCTTTGAGATGCATCAAATTCAATCGCTGTACCTGCTATAGACTTACCAATCTCAATTAGTTGCTGAGCCATACCTTGCAATACCTGGGTAGCTTCCAACATATTGTGGACATCAAGCTTCTTATTGATCTCAGCCATTCCATCTGCAGCTTGAGAACCGCTTCGTCCAACATCTTTCAATGAATTCTCAAATTGTTTCAGGGTAGTTTTGGCTTGATTCAATTTAGTCTCAAGTTGCTGCACTTCAGTAGAATTCTCACCATATACACGCTTTGCTGCGCTTAATTGTTGTTCCAAGTTGTGGACGACTCTATCAGTCATTTCCATTTGCTGACGTAGTTGCTTTTGGGCTAACTCCAACTTATCTGCTTCACTAGCATTTTGACCTAATTCAGCATTTTGGAGCTTGAATGAGCTTGTCAGGCGCTTTTGTTCTGCTTCAAGTTTCTTAGAGTTCTCTTGTAAATCAAGTAGCGTACCACGTGCTTCTCTCGCTTCAATCGCTTGCTCTGAAAGACCTTCATTTACTCGTTTCATTGCATTATTTAAAGAGGTTTCAGCACGTTCAGCATCCAGTAATTTACCGTACATTTTATTGAGTTGTTCAGCCGTGGTATTAGTATCTTTAGACATTGCTTGATATTCAGAACGTAACATCGCTGTACGTTTCTTAGCTGCTTCCATTTGGATTTCTAGCTTTTTCTTTTCAGCTGCTAATTTATCTGTCATGGTAGCATCTTGTCCCATAGCCGCAATATGATTTTTATATTCTTTTGCTGCGTTATTCATGACCATATTAATTTGCTTTAATGTCTGAGCATACTGAACTTGTCCATCCATCTTAAAATTTAAAACAACGTTTCTTTCTTTATTATTTCCTGCCATTTTCCCACCTCATTTTCTTGAAATAAAAAAAGGATCCAAAAGGCTATTAACCTCTCAGATCCTCTAGGATTTCCTAGTCAGATTCTTTTCTTTTCTGTTTTATCAATTTGCATAATCTTACCGTTTTGAATCTTTACATTAACTTCTCCGTATGTAATAGACTCCTCTGTAGTAATTATCCCGTCTTTGACCAATATCAATCCATCCGTCATACCTACTTGTGTAACCGCCTTTTGAATTTCATCACGCTTTATATGATCCACTAAATTCACCTTCTATGTTTCTACTTTTGATTGATAAATATATCAGATACAACTTCAAAGATACCTGGTATATCTCTTAAGGGAATTGCATTTTCAATTTCTGTAGGTGTACATTCTGTACCGCCACTTCTCACCATTGCGTAAATTAAAGCTCTCATCAATTTGGATTCATTTTTCCCTAATTTAAAACTTCCGTTTTTCAACATGCGATTAATGTCTTTTTCAAATACATGATATGGCTTACCGTATGCTTCTTCCACATATCCGAGGGATTGCATCGAAAAGATTGCCGGAACATCTACACCTTGAATCTTAATTGTATTTTTATTTGCATTAACATTAACTAAATCACTTAAACGTGCCATATTATCACTCCGTTATTTTTTTATTACTGTTTCAACAGAAAACTATTTAATCTCCAAACGATAAACAGTTGGTTCTACTTCTGAATAGATTAGCTTCCCATCAAGAAGGTTGTATAACTGAAATCCAATTTCATTTTTTAGAGAATATCTTTCTTTCAATACCACGACTTCTAATCCAATAGAGTTTTCTTGAATAACGAAAGATGAAAAATCACCAAAGTAAAATACTGCCGCTGTGTCTACCGATCCTCTTACAACATCTGTGCAATCTAGTGGGAATCCTAATAACATGTAACTTACTCCACCATCCACACGATCTATTGTTTTTAGTGCTGGATCTCCATTTGGTAACTTTAAATCTTCAACGTATTCAAGAGCAGCTTTATTTACAATCCATCTCGCTTTATTCGCTACACTCGTAGAAGGTTTATTTTTTAACTCTTTAATAATTGCTACAGGTTCAGTTTGCGTTGGTGTAAATACTTTCGCTTTATTTAACAATGATCCAGTGTTAAGAGTGTCTGTACCATTAAACATGTAATCCATTTCTTTTTTTAGATATTCCTTTTTCATTACGTCAATTACCAAATCGCTTACACTCAATGGAGTCAAAGTTAGTAATCTTTTCTTAATTCTTGAGATAGAATCGAATTCCACAGGTTCTAACAATTCAGCAGTTAAACCTAAATTATTAACCTCAATTTCATTCTCGTCGTCACGTTCTGTACTATTAACTCCAACTTCAACTTTTGTATCTCCAGTTAATACCGGATATCCGAAATTCCCATCAACAGTTACAACCTTTCCGTATTTACGTAATAAATTTTCTTGTTCCACATAACCAATAATTTCTTCAGCAATGCTTTTTGGAATTGTAGCTTTCCCATTATTAAGATCTATACCTAATGTACGAATTTCCGTTTCAGAAGTATTTCCTAATAAGTAATTTGTAAATGCTGTACGAATTTCTTTGTTATTTTTAATTGTTGTAGTCATGTTATAATTCTCCTTAGATTTTGTTTTTTATTGTTATTTGAATTTTTTCAATGTCCTATTAATCTCATCAAGTAATTTTCTTCTTTCAATCTCAAACATAGACTGATCAATTTGCTCTTTCGCCAATAAATGTTTTCGCTTATCTCCTTCTACAACTGTTGTATCAGGAGATGCCGGACTATATACAGGACTAATTTCACTTAAACGTGCCTTTACAATAGTTCTATATTCATCTTCGCCTTTAGTTTCCCAATTTGATTTTTCATCTACAAAAGTAAAGGATACACGTGATAATTTACCGCTACTTACTTCCCGATATACTTTTCGTCCAAGAATATTATCAGGAAGTATCAGCTTGAAACTCAGACCTACGCTATCTTCTTCCAAAGTTAAACTACCATCTTGAATTTCCCCTAAAAAATCATTTTTATTGTGATTAAATAATGCAATTTGGTCTCTTTCTCCCAAGGACTTTTTAAATGCTCCCTTTTTTACCTTCTCATAAAATTGTTTTCTACTTCCAAGTATCTTATTGGACCACTTGTCCCACTTGACAGCATAACCACTGATTATTTTTTCCTGATTATCACTACGTGTCGTTGATTTAAGTTCACTAACCGAACATCGTATTTCCATTTACATCACATCCGATGTCTTTTTTGTGAGGCGTTTATTTTTTTCAATGCCACATCTATCTGTTTCAAAATACTAGCTCTTAGTTGCACTTCTTTTCCAAGTTCTGCTTTAGCCCTTTCTTCTCTTCCAGCCATAGATGCAGTTTCATAACGTCTAACCATTTTCACACCCCCCTTTATTTTTAAAAAATGTTGTCTAACGATAGAGATGCCCCCTACGCTACCTATCCTCCCCAGACCCCTTTTCAAAAAAATCGATAGGGGGGGTCACTCTTTTTCAACATAAACCTTTTTAACGTACAAACCATTATTTAAATACGTTTCACCATTTTCAGCTACTTTCATAAATCCCTTCAAATTCACCTGTAAATGGTATCTTTTATTCATTTCAATTTGATAATAGAGGATACATTCGTTCTTTCTTGCTGAACAAAGTAATTCTCCACGTATATCATCGATAAATGAGAATAAAATTAAGTTATGATCCTTAAATCGAATGTCTTCTACTCTTCCAAACAAATCTATGTTTACATTTTTCTCAATGCCTTCCACAGTGCTCTAGCCTCCTGATTTTAATTCTTCTACAAACTTTATTCGTCTCATAATCTCAGCATGTTTTTGTTTAATATAGCTTGGACTATACTTTAATTCCTCAGCTATGCTATCTAATTTCATTCCATCGATATACTTTAGCTTGAGTATTTTATGTTCAACGTTTTTAAATTTATCTACCACGTTAACAAGCTGTTGCAATTGTTCTTTCTTATATGTGATTTCATTCTTCAGTTGATCCAGTATCTTTTCTGTTTTCACATTACCTGGAGCGATTAGTAATATATCTTTATCTTGATAGCTCTGACGCCTTAATTCATTCTTTGACATTTCTAATCTGTATTCCAAATATAAAATGTCTTGTTCTAATTCTTGATAGTCCTTCAGGCAGATCAAGCACGCATCACCTACCTTTTTCAGTGTAAAATGCGTTACGTTCTGTTACATCTGTTACGCGATAAAACCCTTATGTATCAAGGGTTCATGACACTTCAAGCATCAAAACGTAACGCATTTACCCCCTAAATTTCTTTTATATATTTATCTTTTTATTTTTTAACTCTATATTTAAAAAGAAAGTGATTTTATCTGTTACATCTGTTACAACACCCTCGAACCCTTGATATGACTAGGTTTTTAACGTAACAGATATCTGTTACACGTAACGCATTTATCCGTTACAAGGTGCGTTTTTACCATATATTAGTGAAAATAGTATGTTTTCTGTGATCAAAAACGGTCAAAAACATAGGGTATTTGACCGAAAAAAGTCACGGACGTAAAAATAATCGCTTATTTTGGTCACTATTTATAAAACATACTCACTTTCCCTTGTAAGGCGTTTTCCCTTCCACATGACACAAATGTATTAAGAAGTAAAAACAACATCAATTTACTAGGTTTCTGACCGTTATAATTATGTCAAATTATGTCGAATCAAAATCAATTGGTACTTTCTTTACACAATGATGGATTATTTCTTTGAATAAATCGGTAAAATTTACATTTGTCATAGTTTAGTATCCTTTTGTATTAGATTGATATTGGAACTAAAGTTTTTCTGTTATTTCTGTATGTTTCTGAGCTTAAAATGAATTCCGATAACCCTTTGCTTTTAGATATTCATACATAACAAATACTTGGATCTATTGAATAGTTACTGAGTTACTAAAGTTAACGTGGTTTGCATTAAAGTCCTATATATTATTATTTTTTTATTTATTTAATTTTTCATGGAAGTGAATATAGGAAATTCAGTAACTTAAGTAACTATTTATCTACAAACATTGTTATATCAGCGTTCAGGGAGGTTTTCATAAAAAGTCATTCAGTAACTATTAGTGATTATTAGTAACTATTACCTAAACTTTTTTCCTATTGATGGAAATCACAGTGTTTCTTCTTCAGTATTAACAGTAAATAAATTTTCTCCTACGAATTCATTTAATGTGATTCCAATAATAAAAGTTTTATTTCCTGCCCCTTTTTCTTTTTCAAACCCTCGTATTTCTAATTGACGATAAAAGGAACGATTCTTTAAATACACTTCATTATTTTGAAAACACCATTTTGTATAATTTTCATACAGTGACTTGGCTTCAATTTTTGCTGCTGGATGGATGTCGCAATTCTCATCGATAAATTGATTTAACACTGTACGATCTATCCGATATTCTTTTTTGCTATTAAGCTCTTTTTCTAAAACCATTATTATTTTCTTTAACTTTTTAATCTCATTGTTTTGCGCGATTAGAATCCTCTTTTGTTCATATGGAGATAGTTTTTCAAAATCAAACATTAGATTCACCTCTTTTAAAAAGGGTTACTGGGTTATCTAATTAAAAATGTTTAATAACCCACTCAAACCCAGTCATATCAAGGGTTTAAGGATTTTTTCAGTCATAAGGTTACTGAAATTACTCAAAAAACTATTAAAGCCCTTATATATATATTATTTTTTTATTTATTTATTTTCTTAAGAGCCAATATAGGATTTTAAATAACCCCGATAACCCCCTAAATAATGTAATTGTATACAAACCCTTATATATCAATACTTCAAAGGCTTTTTCTATTAGCTAACACAGGGTTATTAGGGTTACTGAATTGCTTTTTATTCGTCTGTTCGATAACCCTCTTGTGGACGAAACGAAAAAATCCACTATTTATGTATTCTTTTTTGGGCAACCTCTTGGAACAATCCATCTTTAATCTCATCGACCTTTTCATATTCTTCATTTAGCTCTCTCGTCGTGTGATTAAGTAAACGCCAGTATACTCTCAGCTTTCTGTGGTGCTCTCTGTAATACGCCATTTCCTCGCCTTTATACGCAGCTTCATTCATACCTTCTACGAGATTAGCTAATAAATTTTCCACATCAACTAACGTTGCTACACTATTACCCAGTGATCCACATGAATGATCTAACTCATGAGTAAAACCTTTTAAAACATCTTCACTATGATCTACTAAATTTGGTGGTATTGGTTGTTTGGTTGGTACCGCTAACTGAGCCATGATTTTTCTCCCCTTATTTATGATTCATTTCGTATAAACGTTTTTTAGCCGCTAATTCCATAGCTAGTAACAATGTAGGACTGTTCTTCGCTTCAGCACATCTTTTTCTTACTTCATGACCTTTCATCATCCTTACCGCTGATAATACTCCGTTCATGATTTTCACCATCCTTGTTTATCTTTTAAAAAGAACATCTATTGTTGTTTTAAAATGTTTAGCAAGTATTTTCGCTTCAGTAAGACTGAAATCACCCTTACCAGACTCTTTCAAGTGATAGCTTTGCTTTGTTACATTAATTACTTTCCCTGCTGCTTCTTGAGTCATCCTACTCTCTCTACGAGCAATAAAAAGATTTTGATACATGACTTACACCACGCCTTTCAACAATTACTGACAAATAAAATGCTATTTGTTGTACAAAACTAATTTGCGACAACATTTTTCGACATTTTGTTTTGAAAAAAAGTGAGGATTTCTCCTCATGAATTAATCATTTTATTTTTCTTCATTTCCCGTTAAATCGTTTTTTTCTTGGTATTCGAAAAGGTATTCCAAACTATGTTTTGGGAAAAAAGCATTTTTAATTTCAAGGGCTTCGTTGTAATAAAAGCGAAATTTACCATTTATTTTGTCACTCACAGTTGCATATCTAATATTGAGATGTGACGCCAAATCTGAAATCACTATACCTTCTCGAGCCATCTCTGCACGCAAATTCGGATACATTCGATCACCTCTAAAAATTTTTTTGAACTATTTTTCGTTCACAAACTCAATATAAACGAAGTTTCGTTTAAAGTCAACGAAAAAAATAGCAAAATGAACTATTTTTCGTTCAAAATGCTATTTACAGTATTACATAATTGAGTTATGATGTAATTGAATGTACGAAAAATCGTACATTGAACACCAGAAGAAAGGAGGTGTTTACATTGGAAAAATCTGACGTTATTAAACAATTGATAGAAAATCATGGGTATAGCAGAAGGGCTTTTGCCGAAAAAATAGGACTCCCACCGACTACATTGCAATCAATGTTATCAAGAGGGATGGGAAAAGCAACGATCGATAATGTAATAAAGGTTTGTAAGGGATTAGGGATTACAATTGATGAATTAGAGAAAATGGCTGAAAACAATTCTTTACAAAGTAACTTATCTGTATATGAATCAATAGATAAAGAACATTCCAATATTACTTACATTCCAATTATCGGTTCGATTGCAGCAGGAGTACCAATGTTAGCAGAAGAGAATATTGAAGGGTATTTGCCAATGTTAGACACTTTATTAAACAAGAGAAAGAAATACTTTTACCTTACCGTTAAAGGTACTAGCATGAATTTAGAATTCCCTGATGGATCGTTCGTCCTCGTTGAAGAAACTCCATTTGTGGAAAACGGACAAATTGCAGTTGTAAAAGTAAATGGTTATGACGCGACCGTAAAGAAAATTTCTAAATCTGAGGATGTCATTACTTTGATACCATTGAGTAATGATCCTGTGCATGAACCAAAAACATATAATCTTATAAAAGACGATGTTAAGATTGTTGGTCGTGTTATACAAGCTGTTAAAACATATTAATAATCACTTAAGAGTAGACGGGTGTCTGCTCTTTTGTAATAAAAAGGAGATTCTTATGACAATTTACAAAGATGATAAAAGGGGAACTTATTATTTTGTAGTTAGAGTTCGACAATATGATGGGACTTTAAAACAAGTAAAACGTCGTGGATTCAAAACTCAAGAAGAAGCACGACTCGCAGAAGCTAAAGCTTTGATAGATACTGAAACAACTTCTAGCTTATCTTTTTATCAAGTAGCTGAAAGCTATTTTGATTGGTATTCTCAGAGACGTAAACAATCATCGATAAACGTTATTAAAAATGTAATATACAATCACTTATTAGAAGAATTCAGTAAAATGAAAATCGATAAAATTACAGCAAGACACGTTATGAATTACCAAAATAAAATCATTCATAATTATTCAGCTGAGTTTTTAAAAAAGATTCACACTACACTTTCAGCGATATTTAATTTTGCAATAAAGTTTCATGGATTAACTAATAATCCTGCTAGAATCGCCGGTAATTTTGAAATAGAATCGAATAAGAGAATGAACTTTTGGGAGTTTGGTGAATTTAAACAATTCATCGAAGTTGTGGATGAACCTATCTATAAAACATTCTTTTCAACTCTTTATTATAGTGGGGCTCGAAAAGGAGAACTTTTAGCGTTAACTTGGAAAGATATTGACTTTGAAGGAAAAACAATTGACATTAATAAGACCGAATACAATAGACAAGTTACTAAACCGAAAACGAAAGCATCCAATCGAATAATTATGCTTCCAACTTTCGTAATGGATCTACTGGAAGACATAAAAAATAACGTTGCATTGACAACGCCAGTGAAAAATGATTATGTAGTATTTGGTGAGTTTTTCGATAGTATTTCTACTACAACACTAGATCGAAGATATGCAAAGTATGTAAAAATTGCTGGAGTTAAAAAAATTCTACTTCATGAATTTAGACACTCTCATGCATCTTATTTAATAAATAAAGGCGTGAGTCCACTTGTAGTAGCCCAACGCCTAGGTCATTCAGATGTAGCAACAACTTTAAATACTTATAGCCACTTATATCCATCTAAACAAGCTGAGGTAGTTGCATTTATGGAGAGCGATTTGGTATAATCGTTACCAAATCGTTACCACAACCTCTTAAACCGTTGATACAATCATATAAATGGAGACGGTGGGAGTCGATTATTTAAAATGAATATTTTTTTAAAAATTAAAAGAAATATTGATATATCAACGTTTTTTACACTTTTAAAATCTAGTAATAATCACTTAATTTTATTCGTTTGTTACCAAAATGTGACCACAAAAACAAAAGAGCACAGCGTGTATATAAGGTGCTACCAACACTCTATATACCGTCCGCCTACTCTAACTAGGCAAACACTTGCTGTACTCTTACGGACTATTCTACAGTACGTAAGGGCTCCTTAGCAACAGTTTGCTTACACTTGGCATTCTGTTGCTTTTTGTTTATACAAAGGGGCTAATTAATGATGGAAAAGAAAAAAGGAATCACAATCATTGCGGGTAATGAAACATACGAAAACCTAGCAACATTTAAAACAGTCGATGAATTAAATAAGACTGTTCGTGCATATAAAGAGAAATTCGTGGATCAGTTAAATAAAACTCAATTAGCTGTATTAAATAAATTACACAACTATTCTTCTAAATACTTTGGTGTATCTTTCAGAACGAAAAAGAACATCGCTGAAGACCTTAATATTAGCCGTAGAACGGTTATTAGAGTATGCCTACACTTAGAGTCTTTAGGTATTATTAAACAACTAGAAATGAAGCGTAATAGCGATATGAGACAAACAAGTAATGCTATTGTTATTCAACCAATCATTGTGGAAGAACAGGTTGTCACACCTGAACCGTCTAAAAATGATGTTTTTTGTCACACCAATAAAACAACTACTAAAACCTTAAAACAAAATATAAAAGATAAAAACAAACGTAATAGTAATGAGAATAGCAATACTCCTGAGGAAAGCATTAAAGAAGCTGATTTTGTTGCTCACTGGGTACCACAACGTTTTATTTCTTTAGTTAGCTCTTTTTATCATGACTCAAAAACAATTCAAGAACTGTGGAAGGTCGTAAGACAGTGTAATAAAGTTACAAACTTCTCCACAGGTGATAAAGCATTTACTAAAGACCAAGAGCTTACTATAGGCTTAAATGCTATTAAAGAATTCGTTATGAAAATTAAATCCGGCACAAAAATGAACAAGGGTAAATTCGCTTATTTCAATGGGATTGTAAATAACTTAATGGACAAATTCTACTTTGATAAAGAATTTATGGGGATGTAATATTTACAGTTATTACGTAAAATTGGTATGATTTACTTATTATTTCAAGGAGGTTATTTCATGAGTTATGATACTGTAGCATCGCTACAACGTATGCAACAATTAGAACAAGCCCAGGCTGCAAATGGGAAACGTTTAGTGTTACAAAGGGTTCAGACTATGGATAATTTATTAGCGGTACTTGCTATCGTTTTAATGATTCCAACGTTATGTCTATCGCTTATAATCGGTGTGATTATCTATTACATAAGGGAATTCACATGTAAAACATACCTGGTTAAAAACGTGGCTACTGGAGAAAAATTCAGAGTAGATAAAGAAGAATTTAAACTATACAAAAAGAATTTTAAGAAGAAACAAAAACAAGTTAGAAGAATATCTGATTTGTAGTGTATTAAAAGAATAGGTTAAACACTCATTTTTTGGGTGTTTTTATTATGTAAAAATTACAGAGAAACCTAGATAATACTAATCTTGCGTGTCACAAAGTACAACAAAAAAACGAATTTTTTCAAAAAACCATTTTGAGGTGCGCGTTTGCA